GGAATTAGACTAATATAAGTGGGCTGAAACTCGTTGAATATTTTAATATAACTGTACGGCTCAAAGTTAGCAGTAAACAAATGTGCGCCTGCTGTCAGTGCAGGCATTGCTGTCACAGTATAATTAGCAATTACATTTGCTGGAAATACATTCAACACACGATCATGTTTTGTAAGTCCTATTTCTTTTATAGAACGCTGTACGTGCTGTTCTATGTTTGCATGATGTATTAACTTAGGTTCGTTAGTGCTACCACTAGTGAATAATGTAATCATTGCCGTACTAGTGGTTCTTTAGTATCAGCTTCTACAACGGAGGTAGCTAAGAAATTTTTAATGATCCAAGCAGCAGTGTCAAACTCTCCTACCTTTATCGCACAATTATAACTCCACGGCACAGCGTGATGATTATTTTGCAAGTTATCACCAAATGTCAAAAAAGATAACCATCTACTATTAGTTGAGTAATCGGGAGTATCGAAGTTTCTGTATCCGTATCCGTGGCCTAATATGTTTATTGCTCCTTGTTGATGTATTGCAATTAAGTTTGGAACAATAATTAAATAAAAAGCAATATTAACATCAATTAATAATACAATAGAAACAAGTGAGAAGTGCAACGGCCAGTACCACTTTTGCAAAAATTGCAACATTGAATTATCAAGCATATCCCAACAACCGTCAGGTTCAAGCCAATCTCCTCTTACGTTGTTAGGACAGAACCACATTCTTACTGGGTGATCTTTTATCATATGCGGGTCTTTATTAGTATCACTATGCCAGTGGTGATGTCTATGATGCATCCCCCACCCTAAAGGACCGCCCTGGCCCGAAAACAAACTCATAGTAGCCATAAACCATTTAACAGGTGTAGTACATTTAAATGAAGCATGACTGATATATCTGTGATAGAATATTTCGCCACCTATGCCACTGAAAAGAACATTACCAATAATAATTAAAGGTAACATCATAGGATCCCACATAAAGTAGAGTCCGGCGATAGTTGCCATATGCAACAAGATAACATATAGCATTAACATTATGTTCTAACCTCTTTTGCTAGCAGATACTTAATAGTCCATCCTGCTAGGTCGTGTTCGTACCACTTAACCTGTGTTGTATAACTCTGTGAACGATAGTGGTGATTGTGATGTAATCCTCCACCAAAAGTAAACAAATTTACAAATGTGTTATTTCTAGTATTATCTAGAGTTTCAAAATTGCGATATCCCCATAGGTGCCCGAACACGTTAATCAATCCAGTTGCCCATAGTACTAGTATACCCGGAATTACAAAAAAGAACAAGCAAAATTTTATATCAATCAGTCCAGCTATGAACAGCGTTCCGAAATAAACTTTATTATAATGATCTGCTAAAAATAGAACTCCGGGCTTGTGTACGATATCTTTTACAGTTCTCCAATCAATTTCCGAACGAGATCTATCATTACAATGTAAAAAACTTAAAACTGGTTGATCGAATGGTCGATGCGGATCTTTATCAGTATCAGCAGTTTTATGATGAGTACGATGAAGGGCACTCCAATATAGTGGGCCGCCGCCTACTGCAAAAATTGAACATATTAGTAAGAACCATTCAACTCCTTGACTGCAAGTAAAACTGCGATGGCAATAGTACCTATGATGTGCAATCTCAAGTCCAACCATGCCAAATAATACGTATCCTATCAACGTATATATTAGATAGGACGGATCCCAATAGAAAATTATTCCTAATATTGCTAAAAGGTAAATAGGACCCTGTACTTTCCCCCATAAGTATACTAAACTAACAGTGGTGTATATAGATTCAACATTCTTATTCATGTATATATTTATAGGTAAATAGTTTACTGCGCACTTATAGTGACCGACTAGGATTAATATATGATTAAAAATTTAGAATTTTTTGGGTGCAGCGTCACCGCTGGTAATGAGCTGTGGGAAGAGGCGCACCTGCCAAATTATAAAAAAATGACATTTGACGAAGCAAGAAAGGTTGCAAATACGCATCCGTATACCGAGCTACGTCCATATAATATTGCAAATGGATTTCCTGCGCTAACTGCAAAAGCATTAGGCGTAGATTTTAAAAATCATGGAATCCCTGGCATTGCAAACAAGGAAATTGCTGCAAGAGCTATTGCAGCATTTCCAGAAGATATGTATAAAGAGGGATCTACAGTATTCCTTCAATTAACTACACACAATAGAGCATTTATAAGATATAAAGAAACTAAAAAAGAATCATTGTTAGGTAGTTTTGTCATTCATCCCTCTGCTAACGATGACAGATTGACAAAGAGTCAAAATAATTTGATCAAAGAATCTTTTTTAGAATTTTATAATGAAACATTGTTGTCCTTAGACGATCATATTTTTATGTATTATGCAATAGAAGTGTTAAGAAACAAAGGAATTGATGCACACATTCTTTGGTGTGACACGGATGTTATTGATTGGGCAAGTTGGGATAACACCTCTCATGCACATGTTTCTGAAAAAGATGTTCCTTTAAAAACAGATACTGACCCACAATATTTGCCAAATTTAAGTAGACACATTGCAGGTAGTCATATTAAATACAATCCGTTAGGAACAACATTAAATAAAATAGTCGGTGAAGACTCGAGGTTGCCTAGATGGCATTACACAAAAAACGCACATATTGCAATTGCCGACGCATTAACAAAAAGGTTAAAAAATGTTTAATTGGGTTAGAACATTATATATTAAAATTAAATATCGTAAAAAAATTAAAGAGCTTTCAAAGAGATCTCCGTACATTTATAGGTAATTAATGAAAAAGAATTCAAAGAAAAAGGTAGTATTATACATACCTGATTCAACGTCTGGTGTATATCTACCACTACTATGGGCTAGTGCAAAAAGCTATTACGAACTTAAAGGCCAACGTCAGGAAGAATACGAATGGGCACATCCACGCATTAACTATGAGTTTAATTTCGATAAGTTAAAAGAACAACTTCTTGAAATCAAACCTGATGTTTTTGGAGTTAGTATGTACATATGGAATGATATACAGTGTCTTGAAACAGCTAAGTGGGTCAAAGAAACATTTCCTAATTGTTTAGTTGTTAGCGGTGGCCCACAACAGTATTTTAAACACGAAAAAGATTGGTTCCAACGGTATCCCTTCCTTGATGCAAGTCTCGATGGTGGTGAGTATGGCGAACTTACTATTGCAGATATACTAGATAATTTAACTGAAGATAATAAAGTTGATTGGAACTTAGTAAGAGAAGTCGTTTATCCTAGTAAAGATAAACAGATAATGTTTAAGAGTAAGAAAACAACATCTAAAAGAGATTTCTTTTGGGACTACAGTCCTTTTGATATGCAGAAAGAAACAATATTGCAAGTTGCAGAGGAAGTTAGACAGTTAACATCGACACCAGAATTAAATATTAATAGTGTAGTTCAAGGAAAATTAGAAACTACAAGAGGCTGTCCGTACTCTTGCGCATTTTGTGACTGGGGTGGCGGCATTGCATCAAAGGTTATTCAGAAGTCTATCAAGTATGTAAAGATGGATGTAGATGTTGTTGAGCAGTGTAATGCAGGTTATGTATTCTTATGTGATGCTAACTTTGGAATTTTAGGTGATCGTGATATAGAAATTATGGAGTACTTAGCAGAACGCAAACGTAAAAATCCAAATTTATTCCATCTCTATTTTGGTGGCTTTGCTAAATCAATTAAACACACTGAATATATTAAAAAAATACTTGATATTGACGCTCGACATAATTTAACTTGGGATTTAAGTTATAAGGCAAGTTTGCAAAGTATCCATCCTGAAGTACTTAAAAATATTCGTAGATCAGATATACCATTTGATAAACATGTTTATCTTGCTAAACATCTAAAAGATAATTATGGATTTTCTACATATGCAGAGTGTATTTCAGGACTACCGGGAATAACTCCAGACAAATGGTATCATGAAATAGATGTATTTGTTGAGCACGATATGGACATATGTTTATATAATTGGCATCTACTTCCAGAAACTCCGAGCTATGATTATAATTATAGAAAACAGTTTGGCATTAAAACAGTTAACAAGCATAACAATATGCAGACTAATAACAGTACACTTCGCAAAAGTGAAGTTGTTGTAGAGTCTTACAGTTATACACAAGAAGACTATAAAGAAATGTGGATTGCATTTGCATTACAACGCGGCTTTTGGGCTACTGGTCTATTAGAAAACACATTAACTAACATAATGAAAACCTCAAAAATTGGGTACGGTGAATTTATTAAAAAGTTTTACAGAGATTTCCTAAGAAGTAATGAGTGCGGCCCTGTGCTGCAAAAATGGATTGATACTACTGATTCGAATTTCAGCCAATATTATGACCCTGAAAGTAGTGTTAGTAATGTGTCAATGGAATTCCCCAATACACTGGCACCGATGTATAGTTCATTTATGTTAAGTATATTCTACGAGTTTGAAGGTTTTAGAGATTATCTCCAAACATGGTTGATCAAAGAATTTCCGTACTTAAAAGAACGTGCAGTGAAAAAAGAACTTGATCTTATAATCACAGTTTCAAATTTGCATTCAAGTAAATGGAGTGCAACTAGATATAATAGTTATTCAAATGCCTCAATTGATGCATTCATTATAGCTGACCCTGCTAATAAAATTAACGATGTTGTTAGTTTTATAATGACACAAATGGAAACATATACTAAGACTAAGTTTTTGACAGGCAGGTCCATAGGCATATGAAAGTCACAAAATTTCCTGTAGGCAACTATGGAATTATTATTGACGATTTAGATCTAGATAATATTACTGACGACGAATGGCAAGAAATTGGAAAACTACATTTACAAAATTTAGTTACAATTATACGTGGCAGTAAGTGCAGCGTAAATCAATTCTCTAAACTTATACATCAATGGGGGCCAGAATTTTGGGGTCTAAAGTATTCATTGCTTAAGAAGTATAATTTAGACTGGAGTACTTTTCAAACAGCAGTATTAGCAGATTTGCCCATCATTAAACAAGTGGATAAAGAAATTCTAGATATTCTTTATAAAGCAAGTGTAGTTGCTGACAATGGTAAGAGTGTTAATTTTTTTAGTTCTACTAAAGACAGCAATGGCGATTACGGATTGTACGGCGGACAAGAATTAGACTGGCATATGCATAGTAGTGGCAACTATGTATTTGAACATGCTGTTAGTTTGTTAGCAGCAGAAAATGTTGTAGGTACAGCGACCGGGTTTGTGAATACAGCAGACTATTATGAAAATATATCAGAAAGTTTTAGAAGCGAACTTAACGATATGATTGTATTACACCTATATACATCGGCTGATGTTGAGCCGCCATTTAGGCCTAGCGAAGAAGCAGTTCTCAAATTTAAGATGTGTCCCGTAGACTACAACGAAGTTCCCATGATAATACAAAGTCCAGGTGGAATTAAAGGATTACATTTTTCCCCTCCGACTATGCATAGAATTAAAGGTGCCTCAGTAAAAGAAAGTCAACAAGTTTTTACCCAAATATCAAAAGAGTTGTTTTGTGAAAAGTACATTTACGATCATTGGTATGCACAAGACGGCGACTTCTTAACATTTGACAACAGCATTACATTGCATAGACGAGTTGGACAAACAGAGAATAGAAAAATATATAGAATAGAACACACATATGATAATCTATTAGATAAATTTTATGAACCGTTCTTGCAAGATACCTATGCTAAACAGCATAGAAAAATGATTAGACAAATTATGAAGTTAGAAAAAAATTCTGGATTTATAAAGCCCCCATTTAAGTTTAAGGATTTAATATGATTTTAGATTTTAAAGGATTAATACCTGGACCTCAAACACAGCTCAAGCCGATAGATTTATCTCAGTCTTGGAACTTTGGATTTATAAAAGACAGCGGCCTAGTTATAGATCCGTTAATGCATCATGCTTGCTATACATTAGGGTACAGCAGACAGGGATTCATTGACAGTGTAATGGAAAGAATGAAATCTGTTAAGCCAGAGACTACAGAGGTATCGACTATCATTGATAGTATTCCTAAAGTTAATCATGTAAGTTATCAACTTGCTGAAAAGCTATATGAGCTTTCTGGAGGATATAGAAGTTTTTTTGCATTATCTGGCAGCGATGCAAATGAAGGTGCTATAAAACTAGCAAGTGCATATCACAGCGCCAAAGGAAATAGACAAAAGAAAAATGTAGTAAGTCTAATGCCGAGCTATCACGGAAGTACACTACTAACTAGTAGTTTAGGATTTGAAAATGTTATGCCTGATCCATTTTACACTATGGATCGTTATCACGGCGTTATAAGAGTAGAACGTGATTTTGCCAAAGATAGTGTGGACTGGAGCACAGTTTCTTGTATAATGGTTGAAACATGCCAGTATAGTAATCACTTAACTCCGTTTACTAATGACTTTTGGAAAAAGTTAAATGACATAAGATTAGAGCATGATGTTCTAATTGTTATAGATGATATCTTTATGGGCGGCGGCAAGACTGGACAGTTTATTGGTTGGAAACATTTGCCAATAGAGCCTGATATTTTTACAATGGGTAAGGCTATAACAGCAGGATATTTTCCATTAAGTGCAACGTTGTATAATGATAATATATCTAACGTGCTTGGCAAAGAGTTTGGCTGGAATCATGGCTACACCTATAGTTTTACTATTCCTGGCATATGCAGTGCATTAGAATATCTAAAAATTCTAGAAGAAGACGAGTTGTTAAGCAAACACGATGTGTTGGTTGAGAAAGCAACTAATGTATTTCTAGAATCAGAGTTTAGTATTGTAGGTAGATTTGGCCTTTACTTTATGATAAGTTTCAAGAACATTGAATTTTTATTTTTTATTCCGTTGACAGCTAGTGACGAATACTTTGCTGTACTAAAAGATAATTTAGAACAAATGAAAATACTTATTAACAATAAGCTAGGGTATTCGGTTGTTGTTGGGGGTATGCAGTGAAAGTAGCAATAACAGGGCATATGTCTGGATTAGGGAAATCGCTTTACAGTCTGTTCGACGATGTATTAGGTTTCGATTTAAACAACGGCTTTGATATACGCAATCCACTATCTATAGTAGAACAGGCAAAATCATGTGATGTGTTTATCAACAATGCTTATCATAAATTTAGCCAAGTAGATCTTTTAGAACTAATGTTTACTGAATGGAAAAACGAATCCAAGACTATTGTTAATATAAGTAGCCTAGGTGCTGACGCTACCATAACATCCCTAGAACCATTTGGTTTTTATCCAATACATAAGCGAGCATTAGATGACGCAACAACTAGACTACAATATATTGCAGGCAAGTGTAGAATTATTAACATTAAACCTGGATGGATAGACACACCGATGGTGGCAGAATTTAACACGGACAAATTAGATCCAGACCAACTTGCATTAGATATTAAAGATGTTATAATATCTAATAAAGCCATACGATCGATAACCTTAGGAAACTTGGATTATAAAAGATGACACCAAAAGAAATAGAAATTAAAGAATTTTATGATACAGTGACGTTTCCTGGCCTATACTCTGCAAGTGAAGTTATTGATCACGGAGACTACTTAATATACGAGCGTTATTTAAAGTTCATAGAAGAACACGATGTCAACACAATATTAGATGTAGGATGTGGCAGCGGCTATATTACTAACGTAATAGCACATAACTTTCCTAATATTAAAATTGTAGCACTAGACTTTAGTGATACAATCAAGCACGGAAAGAAAATAAGCAAAGAACTAGGACTAACAAACATTACTTGGAAGCAGATTAGTTTCTTTGATTTTAAGTCTAAGACATTTGATCTAGTACTAAGCAACGGCTCTATCCATCATATGCCGGAGTTTGATCTTGCTGTTAACAAACTAAAAGATTTATCGCACAAATATATTATGGTAGGTTTGTATAATAAGTACGGCAAATGGATACAGCGCAAATTAAGACCTAAGTTTATTACCGAGTGCTTTGAACTCGATCAAATGAAAATACCTTTTGAATTAAGTTTTACAAATAAACAAGCATTAAACTATTTTAATGAGCACACTCTACTCAAAGTCACACCTAGTATATTAGGGCACGGTGTAGATTTTTTTAGCCTATTTCGCGGCAAATGGGGCGGCTTTACTTTTTATTATTTCAAGAAGTAATGTAGTCAGCAAACATAGCCACTGCCATATCAAATTTAACATGCTTTGGTTCTGACTTTTCTGCAAGCGGAATCGCTAGTGTCCATCGTCCTTTAGGTCCAGGACAGTATGTGCTATGTAAAATTCCTACTTGTACTAGACTGGGAATGTTTGTAGGAGTCCTATGTACTTCGTCACATTGATGTGCTTCTGCTCTTAGATAATTTACTCCAAAAGTAGTTATAATTGGCTCAGGTGTAAATCCTTTTTTAGGCTTCCACCAAATAATTTCTCCGTCGCCGTAAGAAATATTTAATCTTGCAATGTTGCTTATGTGATCAGTGTCTGCATGTATCCATATACCTCCACCCGGTGGCGTGTAAAATGCTTCCCAACTGGGAATACGTAGTCCTTGAATACTTTCCATAAACTCTACGAACTCTTTGTTAAGCATAGTCTTGGGATTTATTTCTACATGATTTAATTGATCAGGATTTTCTGGAAACAACTTGAACAGATCAATTTCCGGCATCACTGGTAAATTAAGATATTGATGAACATATGGTTTTCTTTTAAAGATATTAAACATTAAAAAATATCCTTTTTATTTCTGCTGCTATTAACTTATAGCCTTCGATAGTTGGATGCATATCATTGGTCATATATGTAGCAGGATAATCCATCTTAGGATAAAAGTTTGCTACAGATTCGTAGTCATCTGCACATAAGTTATCTTGCCTTGCAAACAACCTAGCAAAACAATCGTAATTTGTATGACTATGCACACACCGACCCCAATCTATTTTACTAGATACTTCAGGACACATTTTATCTAAGTATTCTTGTCCTCGTATTTCGAAACCGTTTCCAAAAATAAAATCAAACCCGTTAGCTTTAGCAAAGTTCTGTGCTTCTAGAATACAGCAAGCAGTTTCAACAGCAGCAGCCTCTTCGCTGTATAACTTTTGATACATAACATGCATATCTTTGTGATCTAAAAACGGCCACAGTGTTTCAAATTTGTAATGATTATCTTGCCATTGTTCTGTAAAAAAATCAAAACGTTCAAATCCCGTAAGAATTAAAACAACAGTGCCGCTTGTGTATAGTTTAAGATCATTCAAATAAAGGCTACGTACAGCACCTCTATTGCCAATTGCACGTTGCCCAAGATTAATTGGCGCATAGTTTAGATGTTGTGCTAATCTATTAACCCAACTATTTTCTTGCTCCATGGGTATTAGGTGCATGGACTCGCTTAACTTTTTCCACATACGACCATGGTTAGCTTTCCAAACTTCGTCAGAATATCCGCCTTCGCCTTGTGTCCAACTATCGCCTATTCCTATTAGTGCCTTCAAGCCTGCTCCTTGCTTACATAGTCTTGAAGTATTAACAATGCTTCACTCCAAACTAATCGTTTAGTTTCGTCTGCATTTATCAAAGGAAGACTCAGCGTCCAACGTCCTTCTTCAGTAGGATTCCATGTACTATGAAACGCTCCGATATTTACAAGACTTGGTTTTTTAACTTCTACTTCAAGTAGTTTCCTACAATGCCGCTCTTTAGCAGTAAGATACTGTGCTCCGAACTCTGTTTGAAAAGTTTCTATATACTTTGCATCTTTAACTTCCCACCAGATTAAAGTACTGCCCGGTGCGCCCCATGTCCAATTAACTTTAACAACATCAGATAGCTCGCTAGTATCTGTGTGTATTGGTATCTTCCCACCATACGGTGGTGTATAAAATGCTTCAAATGCTAACTTTATACCCAACTGTTCAAACCAAGCAACAAGTTTAGGATTAACGTCACTTGCATCTATTAACATATGACGATAGTACATAGGGTCATAGTCTGTTCTAGCAAACAGATCAATTTTAGGATCTATAGGTATATCAAGAAATCTATGATAGCGATTCTCGACCTTTTTCTTTTTGAATAGATTAAATATCGACATAGTTTTCTAAAGAATTTTTACTTACCAAGCAGTGGTCTTTATATAGTTCTACACTACGTCCCATTACTTCGTCGTATCTTTTAGGATCAATTAACCCAATACCAATGCCGAGTATTTTTTTGTATTGCGGATCATATACGCTACCATGTTTAACCCGTAAGTTATTCCACATATATGTATTAGTTGTGGGAAGATTTGGCAAAAAAGTAGGCTCTTCACAGTGATATGGTTTTGTAGGATTATCAAATACAAACAATGAGTTTTCGGGATTTTCGTCATACAACTTTATTCTAAACGATCCAGGAAAATCAAATAATTCTGCACTATCTCTATGATCGCTAAACGTCTGAACAGCAGACCACATATTAAGAACCAGTAGTCTACTAACAGGAAGCGACTCATTAAACTGTTGCCATAACTTCGGAAACTCTTTTTTAAAGTTATCTGTTTGCATATTTAAATTCCAGTCATCACCTATTTCTTGTATAAGATCTACAGATTCAAATGGAGAATAACCTGTGACATCTGCCACATAATCGCCTTTTTGCTTAACTGGTCTAATAGAATGAGTCTTCCACCAATGCATAAAGTGATCTTCGTCCGGTAGTTCAAATAATGGTACAGCCAGTGGAACTAGCAAATACTTTCCATACTTTTTCTCTAGCTCATTGATTACAGGATCGTTATTAAAAAACTGCTTTATTTGAGTTTCACGACTAGTAGTAAGATAGTCGATTAATCGAGAAGGATCGTTGCGCTCCTTCTCTCGTTCTCTTAGTGCATTTTCTGTAGGTACATACTTCAAATCTTTTCTCCGTACTTTGCTTTAATTTCTGTATACAGATCTCGATTGTACCTACCGTGGTCTCCTCTATTGCTTAAATCTATTGCAGGATTGTGCGGAGCTTGTGGTTCCATACCAATATGTGCCATGTCTAAGTCAATCATAAAAATTACACGCCATTCGTTGCTTAGATTGTATGCACTGTGAGAGTGTTGATTATTAAATCCCCAAATATTATCCCATTTTACTTCTTCGCCACTTGCTTCTAAAAATATGTCACCTTCTGGCACAATCAAAGGAATATGTATTCTAATATATTTTCCTTCTCTATTCTCTGGGCCGCTGTGTCTATGCAAAATTGTTTGTGGTGCTAGGATGCTGTAATTAGCTATAGGGCAATATTCACCATAGCTTTTTACTAGATTGTAAGCTGTGGGATATCTTTTTGAAATTCGATCATTTTCTGCTCGTTCAAAATCAAAATCAATCATTTCATCATGCCGACCGTATTTAAACTGGATGCTCTTCCATCCATTCATATTTCTTTCAAATTTACCAGTCTCTGGATTTTTTATTTCGACGCCTTTTTCAGTCTCGTCTAACGCAACTCCAAACATACGTAAGTCTAGATTATTGGTAGAATATTTTGAGCAGGCTTCTTCAACAGATGAAAAATCTGCAACGAACTCGTCTGTGAGAGCCTTTTGAAAAGTCATGAGATGATCGGCAATGGGAATTTCGTTCCCACGCCAGATCTTTTTTAATTGATAAATTTCTTCTATTGATAACATAATACAGCACCCTCGCTAATGCCGTATTATTTATTAGACTAGTTTATGTCCATGTACCATCTTTGGCAACTCGTACCCAAGTGCTAGCACCGTAGCAGAAATAGATGTAATTTGCATCACCTGCAATTTGTCCGGCTTTGCCGGCTGCTGTTGGACCTGCCGGTACTGCTACTACGCTTGTTAATGTAGTAAATTGCGCACCGTCATAAAATACTGGAGCACTTCTTTCAGCACCATAACCAAATGTACCTTCGGTTACAATAGCTCCAAAAGCAGTTAGTTCCGAATCAGTACCGTTGTATACTTTAACACCAAATCCTGCATCAAATGTTCCGTTTGCACGGAAAGCAAACGGGCGATACAGGCCGTCTTGATTCAATACGTTAACTGTTAAGTCTGCACTAAAGTTGTCTGCAACAATAGCACTAGTGACAACACTGCCGATGACCGCAGCTTTTTTAAATGCTGTACCTTCAAACCCTTCAAATGCCAGTTGACCTAACAGATCAGTGTCTACTACCGGAGTTAGTGTAGTACCTGTGTATCGTGCAGCTTGGATCGAAAAGTTTACCCCTTCCGCTGCATTTGCTTCACCGCGGATAGTTAATGGATAGTTTTCACCCTCGATAAACAATGCACCAAGATCGGCTCTTGTTCCAATTGCAACAATAGGAACGTTAGCAGATATAAGCGTATCGTAAATAGATCCAATAGCAGTTCCGGATAATACACTACCGCTTAGTGTTAATGTTCCGTTGCTAATATCTCCTGATACACCGTCAATTAGTTTAGTAGAATCGTCAGCAAACACTGAACCTTGTACATCGCCAACAACGTTGCCATTTAATGTTCCAGTAGCAGTTCCGGAGAATGTACCTGACGCTGCGCCATTAAATGTTCCGGTATGTGCGCCGGCAGCATCACCAGTTAAATTGCCAGTCACATTACCAACAACGTTGCCTGTTAGTGTAGCATATACAATTTTATCAATCGAATCTACAATGATAGACGAATCGTCAGCAAATACGCTGCCTTTAAGTGAATCTGCAACTATCGGCCCGTCAAATGCTGCTAGGTCAACAGTAGCGTCTATTCTGTTTAATGCATCATTATAAGTAAACACAATACCTGTATGAGTACCGTTTGTAAACAGTTCAGCGGCGGCATCTTGTGCATCCTCGTCCGTATAACCGGTAATCTGAACTCCGCCTAAACTACTAGCATTACCAATGTATAACCGTTGGTCGTCTGTGACATACAGTAATTCACCAGACGCAAGCGGTTGCGTCATATTTAATCTTTCAGCATTTGTGCCTCTGCGAATCTGTAAGGGCATATTATTAACTCCTGGAAATTTCCTATCTTAATGTATTTATGCCAGCCAAAAAAATAGGACTCCGAAGAATCCTATAAAGTACGTAGATAATCAATAAACTTCTTTAATAATACTATATTCGTTGTCGGGCCATTTGGTCTTAAACTCCTCGGTTTTAACATACTCACTATAGTCTTTGGCATTAAAAAACATGCGATGAAACTCTGTTTTCATAGACCCTTTTTTGGTTATTGTCAAATAAACCGATTTAGCTTTGCCTGCCATATATTACCTTTCGTTGTATAATAATACTAGTATAACATAAATTTATCATTTAGTCAAGAGATATTATAGTCTGTAGGTCACACGACCTTTGGTAAGGTCATATGGACTAACTTCTATTTTTACTCGATCGCCCATTATAATCTTAATTTTGTGTTTTTTAAGTTTTCCGCTAGTATAGCAGATTATGATGGCTGGGTTATTATCAATTTTTACTCGGAACATACTTCCGGGTAAAACTTCTTCTACACTACCTGTTAATTCAATTAGTTGATCTTTTGCCATATATTATTGGTATTCAATATCTGCTGCTAGAATAAATCGGTATTTGCTACTTTGTACTATTCCTGGACGATGCCAAGTTTGTCCCGGATATATTATCCAGTGTCCGTCATTAGGGCGTACGAAGAACTTGTCATCATTGTTTACGCCAGTTGGCGCTATTTCAGTGCCACAGTAATCACGGTCTTTTACATCATCTGGGATGTTAAGATACCAAATTCCACTTAACATGCCTTTAGTATTTGGATCTTGTGGATGCCAGTGATGATGCCAAAGTTTTTCGCGGTCTTCGGCACCCTGGAGATTTGTCATAAAACTCCACGCCATCATGTTAGATACCTTGACTTCACGGCCTAAATACATAAACACTGAGAACAGGAAGCTCATACGGTACTTTAACCATATAGCTTCCTGTCGAGCAAATATATTTTCTTTTGTTTGAAACTTGGGACTGTTGGTAAAGTAATTACCGTCTGAGATGATATTCTTAACTATGCCACAGGCTTCTAAGTCATCTTGTTTTGTAATCAACGAACTGAAGTTATATTTCTTAACGACAGTATTTTCATCTACTACAGGAATCATGTTTTCATCTATTTTTTAATATGGAGCGGGCGAAGGGGTTCGAACCCTCGACATCTTGCTTGGAAGGCAAGTGCTCTACCAACTGAGCTACACCCGCATAATTCATTAAACTAGACCCTCTACCTGCAGAGTTGCTACTGCTTCATCAGTTAGAGGAATCTCTGTTTTGATGTTAATCTCAAGAATTTCATCATTGAGTTTTTGCTTTTGCTTCTTGAGACTTAATACTTCTGCCTTTGCTTGAACAATCTGTTCTTTAGCAAGAACACTGGTGCTGACAGTATCGCTGTATCCGTAGATGCTACGTCGGCTGGCTTCACCCTTGTCATTCTTGATCTTATCAAGTTTACCGTTGATAACTGCCAATGCAGTCATTTCTGTAGCACTAGCTAGTTCTTCTAGCTGACTAATGCGCTTGTCGATGAATGCAGCTTTAGCTAGCCCTGTATTAATCCCACTGGCAGCATTCGCCGTACCAATTAGAGCGCGGATGTTATACAGAGTCATAGTTAACTTTTGACGACGAGTGTCACTTTCTACCAAAGCAGCGTTAGCTTTATCTAGAACTTCTTCAACATTTTGAAACTCGTTAATCTCAACATTGAGTTCAACTTTGATATTCTTAATTGCATCTTGGATGCTGTTTTGTAATACATTTGCTTTGCGTAGTGTAATATTCATATTCATCTCTTTTTAAAAAAAACGGGTCAACGAAAGGTCAAGCAATAGACTAAACAAAGGACAAATCGCAATGTACAACATACAAAGCACAGAGGCCTATATATCTCCGACTAACAAATGACATTCTATTAAGGTCGGATCACATAAACACGGAACGTTTTTCAGACGTTTGCCAGTAGTTTTCTTTAGCATGAAGCCAAAGATTGTGCCTATCCTCATCTACCCTTCGTCTTACCGGTAGTGTTATTTCTAACCCTACAAACTAATAATAACACAGTGTGTTATCATTGTCAACCTATTTTGGTAATTAACCTGCGCTGCGTGTTAAGAAATTAACACGAACTTTGCTTGGCTTAAAAAACTTTTCAATCGTCTCTTGTGCTATACCAATATCAACTGGCTTACACGAAAAAATATCAATATAAGCATCACCATTGCTATCTACAAGGTGTCCGCTAATATTGCTGGTCTCGATCATTTGGCAAAAGCTAATACCTGCCTTATCAGGAGCATGTGTAGCAAAATGCTCTATCATTGGTTCTCCAAATGCAACCATATCAATTGCTGGAACTAATTCTTTAATAAAGTTATAAACATTCTCTTTGCTCATAACAAGTTCTTTGTCACAAGCGGCGCAATCAAACATTGCGTGATAACCCCAGTATGCCATCTAATCTTTTCTCCTCTGCTAGATGTTATGGTATCAATCAAGGAATCGAACCTTGCCACGGAATTGACATGACGCCTTGATGTCTGTACCGTTAGCAAACCTGCATTGACATAGTAAATGGTGGAGGTTAAGGGGATCGAACCCTTAACTCTGCCTTGCAAAGGCAGCGTGTTCCCATTAGCACTAAACCCCCATTAACTTGCTACTATATGCGGAATGTAAGGAACAGCTCTAGGTCCACCGTGTAGTTGTTCAAGAAGTTTTTTAGCTTCCTGCGGTGTGTCCGCATAGACTCGTTTCTTCTCTTCACCATTTGGTGTTCTTACAGTTGCTTCATACATTGGCATATTGTTTCCTAACTGGCGGAGCGTCAGGGAGTCGAACCCTGTGAACCACTTTCATGATTCTACTGATTAGCAATCAGCTGCATTACCGTCCTGCCCACGCTCCGTATTATATTGTTCCTGACTGATGAGATAGAATCTCAAACGTTCTAAGTTCTTCTTTAATTTGATTGTATTCGCTAATATATGGTTCCGACAACCAAGGATTCCAGTTCGGATCTGCTATACCATCATACACAAATTGCATTCTATAACACATGCGATCAGTGATTCCACCGAGGCGCCTATGCAATGTGATAGAGTTATCAAACAATAATAAGTCATTGTCGTTTTGATACCAATGGTCGTAAACGTATTCATCTACAAACAATGTTTTATTAATATGATCAAACATCTTTTGTGAATCAGCCAGCGTCATATCTTTAATAGAATTAATAGTATTGATACTGTAATGCAATCCTTTAATTCCACCGGGACTACGAATAACTAACGGCAGCTCAATTGGTTCCGGACACATGTTCCTATGCATAATACCATCTTGTTCTTCTCGAAGCCCTGGATTGATTTTGCCCGGAGTGAATTGGTGCTGCACTATCATTTCATCAAGTTCACTTCTAAATGACTCACTTTGATTTTCGTACCAGTCTGGTGTAGTCATAAATCCTGTAGCACTTCCGACTGTACCTGCAACGCCTAGTAAACTCACTCCTGGAGAAAACAACAAATTACCCGATTCGTTTGAATGCCATAATAGTTCACCTTCGGCAAACATGCCTAGAGGACTGCCGTCTCCTGCCTGTTTTCCTGTGACTTTGACAACGTTTGTTTTTTTATTACCGCTAATATCAAATGCAATAATGTTCATTAAATTTCTAAAATACTTACGATCATCTTCAGTGACTACAACACCGTTCACTACATCATTGGAAAAGATAAGGTGGTTTGTTTCGTGTGTAAGTTGATACTTTTTAAGTAAATTTAGTATGGCTAGCTTTCTCGGTGTGCCCCATTGTTTTATTCGTCGTTCGTATTCATTAGGTGACAGCTTTACATTTCGAATAATAGTGACTAATGATTCTAAATGTAGTTGTCCAATCTGTTGCCATTCTTCGTCTGAAAGATTATCAAAATCTAAATCGTCAACAAAAACACCAAAACGTCCTAGTCCGGGTATCTTACTAATTTTCATTTTTTTTCTCCTGATCATATTTCGCCCGAGCGATATATATGTAGTACTTATACATTTCTAAATTTTGCTTGCTCTATCAGCACGAGTATTCCCTCGGTCCAAGAACCAAGGATCAATATTTAACTGTCTAGCAGTCTCTACTGCTTTATCATAATCACGAAATGTACTAACTACTACTGCTAATCTATCGCTTTCGCCTATTCTAATTTGCCATTGAGCAAGCTCCGGGTATGCACTACTTCTATAATCGTATACTTTATAGTCATTACGTTTTTTAGTCATGCTATTTCCTTTACATGCTGCTTCTATTATTCTTCTTCTTCCGGTGGATTCGCCAATGGACTAGTAGATGGCTTTTTCTTCGACCATGAAGAATAAGTTGATCCTTCAATTCGCCCACTAACATTTTTAGCAATCTGTTGTATTACACCGCCTTTTGCTAGAAACTCTTCTAGTGCAATGTTAGATGCTGTCTTTTCGTCTGAAGTCATATTTTCCTATTGTTGTTGTTAAAAATAATGGTGCCCTGGGAGAGACTCGAACTCTCAGCTTACGGCTTCTAAGACCGCTGTGTTTACCAATTTCACCACCGGGGCATTAAATTTTCAAAGAACGTTGTTAATTGCTTAACGTATACATATATTATATAGTCATTGTACCGTGGATGTCAAGTACTTTTGGCCTAATAAGATAAAATATATTTGGTCTCGCCTACAGGAATCGAACCCATATTCGTAGGGTAGAAGCCTACTGTATTATCCATTATACGAAAGCGAGAAACTTGGTACGAGCGGAGGGACTTGAACCCTCAATCAATTAAGCGGCAAATTTTAAGTCTGCTGTGTATACCATTCCACCACACTCGTATACATTGGTGCAACCTGTAGGGATCGAACCTACTTCTTCCGGGCTTCAACCGGGCGCTATGACCACATCAGCTAAAGTTGCATTGGTACCCCGGGTGGGAGTTGAACCCACATTTAAATTTCTCTTTTTGAGAGAGACGACTTTGCCAATTTGTCTACCGGGGCAAAAGAAAAAACTCCACCGTAAGTACTATGTCTCAGAGGATGAAGCCATGTTTGGGGAGAATGATGGGAATCGAACCCACGCGAAGAGAATCACAATCTCTGATGCTACCATTACATCACAAACTCCATTATTTTACCGGAGCGGTATTGACTTTTTTAAGAGCTTCCTTGCGCATCATAAATGCTCTGGGATTATCCTGTTTGTGTACTACGAGATAGTCTACTCCGTCAATGACTCGAACGTCACGGACATCGTCGCATACTACTCGCTCACCGTTCCTTTCGTTTTCAAATGTCACTGTTTTCATAACTATCTCCTTTGTTTGGCCGGTCCTGAGAGATTCGAACTCCCAACTTCAAGTTTCGAAGACTTGCACTCTATCCAATTGAGTTAAGGACCGTTAATTTGTAAATGTTCGCCAATCGTCAATGTTTGGCTTTTCGTTTTCATCGTATGTCCATCCCAGTGCCTTCATCATGCGATGCTTGACTAGCAGGTTAGGACTGCGGAAACGCTCAGTATCATTAAAGCCCAGCATCACACCAACTTCACAAACTGCTCCACTACGACAAATGCCTGCATAGCAATGAACAACCACGTTCATTCTATTCTCTAGGGCATGTTGCAATAGTCGAACAAGTTCGTCTGCTTGCTCTTGACTGCATCGCATGGCTTCGTCTAGTGCAAAGTCATTCTTTTCGATATCAAGGAACTCAAAGTTGTGACGCTCTTTGAAAGTATGCTTGGCTTCAGGCCGCCACCCAGCTGGATCTACTATGCTGATCAACATACTGTTCTCACCTGCTGCATGATGAAACCCGGTTGGGATATCACTTGCGGCTACGTTTTCAATCCACGGCATATTCTTCTCCTTTAATATGGCACCCGGAGTAGGAATCGAACCTACAATAGCAGAGTCAAAGTCTGTTGTGTTACCACTACACTATCCGGGAATAAACTTGGTGGTAAAGGTGAGATTCGAACTCACACCGGGCACCGTATGAAGGTGTTGCACAACCATTATGCTACTTTACCATATTGAAACACACTTAACGTGGATCATCCCTAAATGCTTACTGAATTTTACAGTCAGCTAAATGTATTTCAATATGGCAACTTCTAATTCAACCAAGGGCGTGTGACCATTGAAATCGAATAGGTTTACCATATAGAAACACACTAGACGGCGTGTACAATCACGCTCTTGATACCTTACAGATATCCTAATGTGTTTTTATATGGTAGGGGCACCGGGACTCGAACCCGGATAGATCAGTTAAAAGCCGACTATTCTAGCCTTTGAATTATACCCCCGACATCTTATCACTCTTGTCACTTGTCATGACAGATCTCCTTTTTAAATTGTTTCATATCCTAGGTCTACGCTTTCGCTGTAATACCCATTGCTTTCACCTAGCCATCTTACGTCTACATAACCCTTGCGAGTTGCAAACTTGTAAAATGTCCAAGTGCCTGATTCACTGAACTCTTTTTCTATGTTCTTGATTATGTCGAACAAGTTAGTTGATTCTTCTGCACGTAGCAGAGGCACTCCTTCTAGATCACTCAAGTCGCCCACAATGTCCTCGATGCGAACTTCTTCGCAACAGTCTTGTTGGTGAAAGAACACAAATCGTTCTTGATCGTTTTCAAATATCAACTCAGTGCCTCCGACATTTTTTACAGAGGTAAAAACTTTACCTACCATGTCTTCTATTTTAGCAGAGTTGTTCCAGTCATAATAAGACATAATTACCTCCTTTTAAAAATTGGCCACGATTTTTGTCATTTTAACTCAGGCTAACGACGACTCCCTGAGATTAGTTGCAACAGAACTTTGGTAGCCTATCTTGGGAACGATCCAAGGACCCCCGCCTTATCAAGACGGTGCTCTACCACTGAGCTAATAGGCTGTATTTGGCGGAAAGCAGAGGAGTCGAACCCCATCCCATTTCTGGGAACCCAGTTTTCAAGGCTGGTCGCCGGACCATCCCAGCTGCATTACTTTCCATTATTTGGAGTACAGGGTCGGATTTGAACCGACGGCTTTGGGGATTTGCAATCCCGTGCATTGGGCCGCTCTGCCACCTGTACATATTGGTCCTAGTTTTTAGAGAACTAGGAAACTCATCACATCGTAGGACCGTTGCCGTTCTTAAATCCCACAGTACCGCCTTCTGCTTCGATACGTTTGATAACGTCTTCGAATAAGATAGGAGCAAAGTCTGTTTGTTCTACACATACGCAATGGTATCTAGTATCGATCTCATCGCTGTATAATGTAGCACCTGTTTTAGCATCTACTCCACGAGCTTTCATCACACGATTTGCATGAGTGTGTCCGTGTATGTTAACACCAAAACGTCCCATGCTTGCTTCATGTACTGGTATGTGACTTAAGATCATTCCGTTCATAACATGGTATGCACGTAATTCACGGAAGTAAGTTCTATACTCGTCATCACGGAAGATGTCGTGGTTGCCGCGGATTAAGACCTTGTCGCCGTTTAAGCGAGCTAACGTCTTTAAACTCTTGCGGTTGATAACCACGTCACCCAAGTGATAGACTTTGTCTGTGGGCTTAACCCGATCGTTCCAAGACTCGATCATTGCTTCGTCCATTTCATCGGGGTTATCCCATGGACGAAGTTTAGTGACACCGTCGTTGCGTGTGAAGCGACATACACCAGTGTGACCAAAGTGCGTATCGCTTACTAAGAATACTGATGGCATGTTGCTCTCCTTTTATAAAAATTGGCATAGGTGCAGGGATTTGAACCCCGTCTTGCGGTTTTGGAGACCGTCGTGCTGCCGTTAACACTACACCTATATGTTGGTACCAGCGGAGGGGATCGAACCCTCTCAAGAACCCTAATCTGGGGCTAAAAGGTGTATAAGACCTCTCTGACTTCCAAGTCTCGCTGGCATGAAAATGAATTTGTTAAAGATGTTCCACCACATTATAGGAACCATTCACCCGAATTAACAAGCTCGAGCGGGATTCGGTACGTTACTTGGGATACTTAACGGAACGCCGGACCGCCGGTGCAGGGAGTTGAACCCTCATCCTTTTACACTCCCGAGTCCTTCGAAGAAACCCATTGGTCGTGTGTCTTTCTCTTGCTAACACTCTAACAAAACTTGGAGCGGCTAACCGGGTTCGAACCGGTGACATTCACGTTGGCAACGTGATGCTCTACCAACTGAGCTACAGCCGCATTAACTTGGTCTCCGATGCAAGAATCGAACTTGCGCTCCTTGGTCCCAAACCAAGAGTGATACCATTTCACCAATCGGAGTTAAAAATTGTTGCAGTTTTACCAGTTAAACTATTGTAGCTGATTCTTAGTCTTGACTACAAGCTGGCTTCGAACCAGCGATACAACGTAAATTGGTGCCCCTTGACAGAATCGAACTGCCGTAACCTGATTACAAAACAGGTGTAATACCATTATACTAAAAGGGCGAAATTGGCTCCCCAGGTACGGATCGAACGTACGACATCTTCATTAACAGTGAAGCGCAACTACCGCTGTGCTACTGGGGAATAATTTTGGTACACCGTAGGGGAATCGAACCCCTCTTTCCGCCTTGAAAGGGCAGCGTCCTAACCGATAGACGAACGGTGCATATATTTTTAGCATTACACACGGCTTACAACTTCCGTCCCTACCACTATGTAGAAGGTGTAATGCTAAACTTGGCGACTCGACGGGGAATCGAACCCCGATAATCGGATAGACAATCCGAAGTAATGACCTTTATACGATCGAGCCTAAACTGGATGCGGGACTTGGATTTGAACCAAGGATGGCAAAGGCTTATGAGACCTCGCTGTTGACCGGACACTTCCCGCAATAACTATGGTAGGACGTGACGGGCTCGAACCGCCGACCCTCTGAATGTAAATCAGATGCTCTACCAACTGAGCTAACGTCCTATATAAGGGTGGAGACAGCCTACATACGGGCGGTCTTAGCATTTTCCCCGTACTTACAGGGGACGCTTAACTTACCCACATGTCGTCCACTTTATCCGCTTATCGTTGTCAGCAGTCAACCTTCATTGACGATGGCTTGCTACAACAACTGATAAGTTTCAGTCTCCGAAAATGAATTTGCGCTAGGGAGTCGAACCCTATACTTCAATGATGCTTGTCCAACATACAACGGAATCGAACCGTTTAAGCAGCCCTTTCGGGGATGTGTTGCCGTTACACTAAAGCGCAAAACTTGGTGGAGTATCCTGGGATCGAACCAGGCGTGCCATTACGACGGCGGATTTACAGTCCACTGCATCACCATTGATGCTTCTACTCCATAATTGTTAACACTCTGTCTGCGGCATCACAGCCCATGCCAGCTCAAAGTGCTTATTAAAACACACTACCCTGCGGCTCTTTCTTCGGAACAGACTGTACATTTGCATGTCTCCACTGCCTAAAGTGTGTTTTAATAACTAGTATTTTTTTATCCACAAAAGGATAAGCCATCCACTAGTCCGCCCGTTCGCTTATTTTTTAAAGTGCTTTAGCTGGGACCTCGTTTCCCGTATGCACTAAATGAAAAAACCCCAGTTATTTCTAACTAGGGTCCTTTGAAGTTTTGGAATGTTTTAAGTTTTTTACTTAACCATCCCAGCCCTCCTGGACCCCGGTAATCTCTGGTGTGCGATCATATGATAGACTTACACAATTAATCGCTGACCAACCGGAGGCTATTAAGCCTGCCTGTTTAGGCATCGTATTAAATGTATGTTGTCTATTGCACGATTGCATTTGTTTTCTCTTTAATCTTGTTAACTAACTAGCATCATTACTTGTTAGTATGTGTTTATTATAGTGTCTTTTACGACACTTGTCAACCTCTTTTGTAATTTATTTTTGTTGTATTTCTACAACATCTTCAAACCACATTGTCTGCTAACTTGTTTTAATTATACAGTTATTTAGTAGTGCTGTCAACCCCTATTTGCATTTCTGGCAAAATAAATTTTAACGCCTTTCTTCCTAACTATGTACTTATTATATAGTGCTTTTATTTAGCTGTCAATCTAAATATGGCCTGATAATGTTGTATTTTGACGACATTTAATCAATTTCAAGATCAATGGTGCCAGTCTCTCCTGCAATCAACAAGTGCTTGCCGATTTCAAACAATCCGATGCCGCCTGGGAGATCATAAGAACACACGTGAATCTTTGTGATACCGTCGTCGTCAATACTAGCTGCGACGAACTCACTGATTTCTCCGCTTTGCACCATTAGGCGCATTGCATCAATAACATCAATCATGTCTTGTTTTCTCTTGGCTTCCATATCTTCTCTTCCGCCACCGATCGATACTATTTTAGAATTTGTGTCTTTCATTGTTTCTACCTCTATAGAATTTTGTCTGCTATGCCTAGGCTTATTGCTTCATCGGGTGTAAGGTATACATCCGATTCAGGCAATAACTTTCTCTTAATAACACTAGGAGACAACCCTGTTGCCATTTTCAATACGTTGATCATTCTCGCATTGCACATTTCATTTTCTTTCATTGTGGCTTTTATATCGTGAAACTTGCCTTCTGTTGTTTCACTAAACTGATGACACATTAATCCAGCGTTTCTCCCAACATATCGTTCTCCTGGACTGCCCGCTGCAAGGATTAAAAATGCAGCACTCATAGCTGATCCTATTGCAATAGTTCTCACAGCGTGTCTACTACCGTTCATTATATCGATTAGTGCAAACGCATCATATAAGCTGCCGCCTGTGGAATTTATGTACAAAGTAAGAGTTTTGTCTTTTGCATCTAAGTTTTCGTAAGTAATCCACTTAATGCAATCTGTGATATTTTCTTCATCTATATCCCCAACAAGGAAATGAACTGAACTGTCTAGAAGCCTAGAGGTAATTCTGTCTTCATATGAATACGAGTCTGAATTTTTAGCTGCCACAGTTAATCCTTGTTTATTATACTTATCATTTAAAGAATTATAAGATATGTTTATCTAGAAAGCAGCCACAATATCACTTAATTCACCTCAGGGGTAAAACGGTCTACAAAGCTCTCTTGGTAGCAACTGTATTCTTTACATTCGAGAGCAAGATTCTTAGGATTGTGTTCTCGATAATGAACCCAGACATGCCCTTCAAGTTCAATAGTATGCAACACTATAAATTTTTTATCAGTACTCCGCCAAAGTGATCCGTCTTTAACCATAAGCTCTCCTATTTAAAAGTTTCTAATGCTTCTGTATCAACATTCTCAACCATGTGAAGCATAAATCTATAGGCATCCCATGCTTTTTTAACTGGTTCATTTGTACTTAGTTCTGTAGGAAACATATCAACCCAAACTGAATTAGCGGGCTGCTTGTGACGATGTATACCTTCACGACGCGGCTGTAAGATTTTGTTAGTGTCCCATAGTTCTTCTGCAATTTGCTGACATGCCAGTTCATCTAATCCTTCAAGATAATCGTCACGATACATATACATAGCAATAACGTTCTCTAGTTGTGCCTTGTCATGCACAGAAGTTGCAGCAATGATAAATGCAACATCGTCAATGTTTACAGTTCCATTAACAATATCACGAACACATCGTCCAAAACTAAAACCGATTTTCATACATAATCCTAATTTATTAAATAATATACTATTATAACACAAGTTAACAGGAAAGTCAACTCCATTTCATAGCAAACATAGTTGCATCTTGTTCGTTTTGGAAATACCATGCTCGCCCTCGTGATTCCTGTATGTCACGAAACTTGTTTTGACAATGCTCTAAACACCAAGTCAGCATATCATTATAATTTTCATCGCTGTTCAAACGCACAACATGATAGTCCGCAAGCACAGCCATTAAACTTTCAGTAGGACGATGCCGCCATATATTCTTTTTGGCTGTCATTGCTGCAAATCCCATCAATGCTTCCTTAGCAACCATTCTGTCAGTCGTGCTCCTTGCAGTTTGGCACGAATGTTATATTTGTATCCGTAAGATACTGGATCGGCAGCTCGGTGCCAACTAGGAGTTTCTACAGCATGTTCCATGATCCATTTGCCGTTTTTCGAATTCTGCCATTCCATTAAGGGATGAGCAGCATATAGATCAGGATCTTCTACATCACCCAATGTAAATTCGTGAACAGTGATTTCTTTAGTTTCTTCCACACGATCTCCTACTATAGTATACCTATATATATCCTGCGTAGGTCGAGTACCTAACCAACCCTGACTACTATCCCAATTGAGTCGATCAATTGCCATATTTTAGTGTAAACAGTGTGGCTTCTTTGTGATCCATAATAGCAACAGTCCACATAGGATCGCCGCTGTTAAATCGATGAGTGTAATCTGCTGTAGGGCAATGCCGAGCCATCCAAATTTCAAAGTCATGATCGTCTTCAGGATAGACCCAACATGACCAACTGCGTGGCAGGACAGTTTCTCCGTAGGGATTTCCTGGATTGATTGGAGTCACTCCGTCATTGAATCTCCAGTGATGTACTAAGGTCTTCATCGCCATTTCAGAACAAACATAGTTCTATCCTTTTCTTCACGGAACCAAAACTTGCGATTATTTCCATACCATCGTTCGCCAGCATTTGCAGCATGTTTATACTTTTCTTCTGCCCAAATACTGCCTGTGCTTTCGCCGCAAGTTTTCAAGACCCATGCTTCCATTTCCCGCCAGCTGCCACCCACCGGTTCCACACAGTAATAACTACTGCCGTAGACAGTGCCTTCACTGAGCTGTAGAGCAGTCACAGGATTACCGTTGAGATCATCTATCAGACGCTGTAAGGCCTGTGCCCCGAACATGCTTTTACCCAGTTGACGACCATGAGATATCATTTGCAGTTCTCCTAGTTTAACACCACTTAACTTTTTAAGTAATTCTGTTTGCCAAGGATGTACAATCATGACCACCTCAATGTAAACATAGTAGCGTCTTGACCTTGACGAAAATAAAACACAGTATGGTCCCAATGGTTGACCTGATTCCAGCGACCTTTATAAACACCATATCTCTCTCCTAGCCAATTTTCTACTTCTGCTATTTTAGGCTGACTTTGATCTAGATCCAGTTCTACCTTATGAGGCCACAGTTCTTTCTTCAAAACTCTCATCTATTACCCCTTCCACCAAACTTCAACATAAACATCATGGCATCACGTTCGTCTGCGAACTGAAAGTATAGTGCATGGTAGTGTTCTTCTCGCCATAAGTCTTTACAGTTGTTGATACACCACACAGACATTTCTTGAATTTGGTTGTGTGTGATGCCGTCAAAATTTACCCTGTAAGGATAGACCATTTTAGCTCGAGTAGCTAAAATGTTATTCAGCGTTGCAACTTTAGTCCCTGCCATTACCATATTTTAATAGAAACATTGTGCGTTTTGGTTCATCATAGAAATCCAATCGAACAGTATGTACGTTTGTTTTGCCTTCGTACCATCCTTGCACATGCATGTTAAACCATTCGCCTTTGTCTGTTCTAGCAAACAGATCAATTTTAGGATCCTTAACGCACTCTCTATGATCTCGAACAGTAAAGCCTAGTACATCTTTCATCTTGGCTCGACTTAGATAGACACTGGGCTTTTCACGTTGCTTGATCATAGCAAGAACGCTGCTCCACTGTTGCGGAGTCATAATAACGGGCTTGCTCATGACCAGGTCCGATGCTTTTCCGCTACCCACTCGTTGCCATCGTACTCCGCAATGTCCCATTCGACTCCTGCAGGCACTTCCACAATACGCAGGTCTGCATAGCTACCGCTGGCCTTATCACCTAACTCTCGTACAATCTGCACAAGGTAAGGATCGTCACGAGCAACATCACGATCGTGCCAATCTGAATCAGTGACTCCAGACATTTCTTTGTACTGTAATTGTGCCCTAGCACTTAGGCCAAAGCCGCCGTGGCAGTTATTGATCACAATGTACTGAATACCTTTAAGTGCATCAACTAACTGCTGGTGGCTCATTTTTTATTTTTCTTTTTGTTTTTCTTTTCGACAGGAAAGTCAACGGGATTGTCTGTATTTGTATAATGAATCTCATTCAACATGCGATGTTGTTCAATTGCTTCTTCAAGTGCAATTTCTACAAGTTCGTTAAATGTAATGTCACGTTCGTGTGCTAATTTCATCATTTGAAATACTGTTTCGTCGTCTAGATCAACTTGAATTTGAACACGAGTATCGTAGCTTTCGCCATCTCGAATAGCCAGTGCTTTCTGGATAAAGTCGTCGACTACATCTAGATCAACGTAGTCAACATCATCCCACGCTTGATTAGCAAACACACTCCTAGATGTTGACTCTGCTCGATGAGCATCTGCATATGCTGGATTGATCATACGATAGGCACGATCATTAGTGTAGTCACATACTTCAACTTCATAGACTGTTTGATCTTTGGTATCAAATACGCAGTTAAAACTAAATCCGCCTGCACCGTGAACGCCATTCCATGCACTAGTCATATGTGCATTAGAACCATAACAGTTCCACCCGTAGTCACTGCCTTCGTTGATCTTGTATTCAATAAGTTCTAGATATTCTTTAAGTGTGATCATTTTTTAGCCTTTGTAGTTAATGTAGTTAATGTAGGTTCTTTGGGTTCTTCGAGGTTAACCAACTGTTCGCCGGTGTCTGGATCAAAGTATACAGGCTTGTAATCGTACTTGAACCATGTCACTGGTTTCCAGTATCGATGCATGAGATTGTTAATTGCAATTATTCCTGCTATGATTACGATTACGCTGAGTGTAAACAGTACACTGCCTGCGAAAAATACTGATAGTTGTTCCATGGTCATAGTTCTTTTAGAAGTTGTTTAATGTTTTTGTGTTTTACTATTATAAACGAAGTTAGTCCACTTGTCAACCTCATTGGCAGATCTAAGTGGATTGTGATTTCCGGAAGTTCACTGCCTACTTTGTTGCGGTCGTTGCCCACAGTGCCTATAAATGGAATTTTCTGCCAATACCCAAATACTCTATCACCTATAAAGTATTTGGGATGATACGCGGTCTTGGCAAATTGGTCAGTTAGTGTGGACATCGTGTTTTTTAGTCAGTTCACACATCATTTGGAAATGTTCGTAGGCCTTACGTACACCTTCGTGTTGCATCATCTTGTCTGCTTCTTGTTGCATTGCCTTTACTGCTGCCTCGGCACAGTCGTGAGCACTGAGTCCTTGTAGGGTACACAGCTCATCCCCGAACTCTTTGGCCAGCTTGAGCCATGCCTTACGTTGTCCTTCTGTGATCGGAGTTTGTTTAGGGCGTAGTTCGCTAGCCTTGCTGATAGCCTTACAGATAGCATCTTCGGCTACACGACCTGCCGCAATCATAGCAGCATAGTTTGGATCAATGTTGAACCTACGACTAGTGCCGCCAGGATAGCTCATTACAAGATGATTACCCTTGGTAAAACTATCCATAAACTCGTTATCGTATTCGGCAACTGGCACATACCGTCGTCCAACTTTCTCATAGAATATTTTTTTCATCGTAGTGCCTGTTGTCATAAAAAGAAAAACCAAACCAGTATCCGAGCAACCCAACATCAAAAGTAAAACCGGCGTGGTCTCGTGTAAAGTTGCTGATGTCAACATTAAATGCAACAATGCAGGTATTCCTGAGCAGTGTAATGTCAATAGTCTTATTTTTAGTGACCTGTATTGATTTAACAACAAGGTACTCATGCCGTTTCATCCACGGGTTGCTTAAAGAAAATCCAAAGCTAATCATAGTTCAACTCCAAAATGTTGTTTAACATCGTCACCACAATCTTTATACCCGTAGCCGAAAGCAGTATCTTCACCACCAGCAGCCCAGCTATGGTGGTAACAGACATCAGCACATTCCCGAACAATCAACTCGGCAAACTTTTCTTTGTCAAAAGGACTGCACTGCATACAATCGTCATGTGTTTCTCCCTTACCCCATCCAGCCTGTTCAGCAAG